AAATAATACGAGTAGGATTTCCGCGATACTTTTTTGGATTGACTGGTTTATACAGTCCCGAGTATGCCATAAATATATAAGATCCCACGATTATATTTAGCAGTGGCAGTAACAAGAATTGATCAATTCATGACACAAATCGGTGCTAAAGGCGGAATGTCGCTGACATCGGGATTTGATGTTGAATTTAATTTTGCTGGCAAGAATTTAGAAGCAGTAAAACAATTTTATCAAGGTCAAGATAAAGAAATTGTAACAATGTTGTGCGATGAAGCACAACTACCCAATGTGCAATCTGCTGTAGCACAAATTAATGGTAGGCATTTAGGAGAAGGTCCAGTATATTATCCACATACGAGAATTTTTACAGATATTAGTTTAGGATTTTTATTAGATGCAAAAATGATACCATTAAAGTTTTTTACTGCTTGGTACAATACTATTTTTGGTGAGGGTCCAGATTTTCGACATGATGGCACGATCGATGGTGCCCTAAGTGCAGATTTACCCGGTAAAAGTAATCGAATTAATAGAATTAATTACATGGATGAATATACATGTACGGCAAAAATTATTAAAACTGAACCAAATCAAAATGCTGCTAATGGTAGAGCACCAATAGCATATTACTTGGAAAATTGTTACCCGTATTCTATTGACGCAGTTCCTTTGGCTTATGGAACATCTCAGGTAACAAGAGCGACAGTTAATTTTTACTATACAAGGCATCAAGTTGCATACGGAAATTGAGTTTTTCAATTCTGTAAAAGTCGAAAAATTTTCCTCGCTTATTTTTAAGTCAAAAAGTCGCTATATATAAATATACGACTTGAAATTGTTTTAATGGCATTACCAACCCTTGGTTACCCAACTTATGAGTTAGAGTTACCATCTACAGGAAAAACTATAAAATATCGTCCATTTTTAGTTAAAGAAGAAAAAGTTCTTTTAATTGCGCTTGAATCTCAAGATGAAAAGCAAATTGTTAGCGCAGTAAAAGATTTAATTAAAAATTGCGTTATTTCTAGAGTTAAAGTTGATACACTTCCTAGTTTTGATCTTGAATATTTGTTCTTAAAAATTAGAGCAGCATCAATTGGCGAATCAATTGTTTTAACAGTTACTTGCCGTGATGATAATGAAACCAAGGTAGAGGCAATCATCAATATTGATGAAGTTGAAGTTATAAAACCTGAGGGGCATGATAAAAAAATTATGTTTGATGATAACTTTGGCATTATCATGAATTATCCGAGTATGAAGCAATTTATTGAACGTGAATTTCTTCAGAAAGATATGCAAACCGATGAAGTGTATAGTTTCATTTCTGAATCTATTGAGCAGATTTTTCAAGGTGAAGATGTATATGATTCTTCTACTACATCAAAAAAAGAGTTTCGTGAATTTGTCGATAGTTTGACTACAAAACAATTTGAAAAAATTCAACAATTTTACGCAACTGCTCCAAAATTGTCTCATACATTCACCGTAATTAATCCTAATACCGGTAAAGAATCTGATTACACAATTGAGGGACTACAGAGTTTTTTCGCATAGCACTCTTTCAAAACAATTTGGAGGGGTATTATAGAATGAACTTTGCTTTGATGCAGTATCATAAATATAGTTTGACTGAGATTGAGAATTGGTTGCCTTGGGAAAGGGAAATTTACACAACTTTCCTTATGCAATATCTTGAAGAAGTCAAACAAAAACAAGAACAAGCGAAAGCAAGCAGATAGTGGCAAATATCTCTAAAACATATAGTGGTGATTTTACTGGTTTTATTGCCGGTAAATTGTTGAATGCCGCTGGAATGGCGAAGGGAGAGAGTGATAGAAGGGAAGTAGATAATTTAGAAAAAGCAAAACCAGGATCTTTATTTGCAAAAGCACTACAAAGTGAGTTTGGTGGTGATTTGTATAGTAGAACTCTGGGTAATTTTGATCCCCGGAAAAGTGCGGGTGAAACAGATAGATCTTCATCTAAAGAAGGTAGATATAAAGCACAATTTAAAGATGTGCCATCAGAGACAAAATCTCAATTAGAAGATGCTGAACGTGAACTTTTTGCAGAAGATGATTCTATTCCAGTAAAAAATGAAGATGCTAGAGAGCATATTTCAAAACTTATTGGTGTCGGGTTAGATGTAAAATTAATTCAGTTAGATTCTAGAATTGGTAAAATTACTAATCATGTATCTGCTGTACAAGAAAATGCTGCTAATACACAAAAATTACTTGTAGATCAAACTGAATTACTTGAGTCAAAGTTTGATCAAATTTTAGAAATTTTTTCTGGTCAGGTAAATTACCAAAAAGAACTTTCTGATCAGGCGAAAGTAAAAAGAAGAGAAAGTGAATTAGAACAGGAGAAAGATTTATCTACTACAAAAGCAATTGAAGGAATTGGTGGAACTGGAAGTAAAGGAAATTTAACTTCATCAATTTTTAATAAATTTTTTGGTAGATATTTAAAAAATTTAAGAAGGAGAGTTACATCTAAAGTTTTTGGGAGAAAAGGAGCAAACAAACCAAGAGTAAGACCTCGTAGATCTTTAGGGAAGTCGTCTAAAACTGGTAAACAAGTTGCCAGTCAAATTGGCGATAAAATTTCGGGTAAATCTGGAGCAAAACTTCTTTCAAAATCTGGAAAAACTGCAGCAACTAGAGGTCTAGGTAAATTTGCTAAATTTATTCCGGGATTGAATATAGCAGTTGGTCTTGGGGAAGCTGCTTATAGATTCTCAAGAGGTGATACAGTCGGCGGGATTATGAGTTTGGGATCTGCCATTCCTATTGTAGGATGGGGATTCACAATTGCTGATATTTCACGTGATCTTGGATATGATCCATTAAATACAATGCCATCAGGTCAACAATATGAGAGGGGAACATCACTCACTGAACCTGGAACTGCAATGCTTCATGGCACTGAAGCAATCTTAGGTGAAAATGATAGGATGTCTTCGCAGCAGGATGCGATAAACCGAGTTGGATCTACGTTAGTTTCTTCATCGGTTTCCTTTGCTGAAGCTTCAGGAATGGGTTCAGAAGTTAAATCTCAACTTAAAAGTTCTGGATTATCATTTGACATTGTAAATTTTCCAGTTGTATCTAAAATTGGTCGTAAATCTGGTTCAATTTCGGCATTAAGAGATTCTAGTATTGAAGATCTGTTCAAAATAAAAAGAAATGAACCAGAGATAGAAGATATAGAAGAAGATATAGAAGAAGAAGAAGAAGAAGATCCTAATAATCCTAGATCTGCCAGACCTAGACGGAGATCTCGAAGAAATACTTCAGGACCTAGATTAACTCAGAGATTGGGAAATCAATCTCAAATATGGAATTCCAATATGGCAGCAACTGCTGTGACATTTGATGCTGCACAAGGAAGAGATCGATCTGGAGAACCGGGAGTTGACTTTAGTTATAATAATATTTACAAAAACTATGCTATGTTTGATGGTGAGGTTACATATGTGGGACCTTGGGGTGCGGGATATGGAGGAACCGTTCATATTAGAAGTGTAGACCCTTCTAATAATAATAAAGAATTTGATTCTTTATACGCACACTTTGCACCTGGAACACAAACAGTTAACGTAGGAGATCAAATATCTGCTGGTCAATATCTTGGACCAGTTGGATGGGTAGGACCCTGGAACAGTGGTAAGGCAGCTTCTGGTGCTGGTAGTATGGGCGGACCACACACTAGTTTAGATTTTTATGAACCAATTGATCAAAATACTGGTGAATTAGTAGATTATTCAAATTATAGATCATTACAGCAACATGTTCTAGACATGGAGGGAAAAAGTCCTACTTCTAGTTCAAAAGTTAAAAACTCTACTAATAAATCTGCTAAACAAACTACTCAAGGTGCGAATCAGAATGGTAATACTATGGGACTTAAAAGACGTAGTATTGGCGGATCTGCAAATCGAGTAAAGTTTAAAAATTCTATAGAAAGACGTACATATAATGCATTAAACAGCAAAGGGTTTACTGCAGCACAAATTTCTGCTATTATGGCAAATTTTGATATTGAAACTGGTGGATATCGTACAATGTATCAAGATAGCGGTGGTCCTGGTCGTGGTTTAGCACAATGGGAAACTCCTGGACGTTGGGATCAAGCTTTAGAATGGTATGAATCTCAAGGTAAAGATCCTAAAAAACTTATTGATGACGTTGAAGGTCAAATTGATTGGATGATGCATGAATTCACAAACCATCCAACTGATAGTGAAGGTAGACCATCTCTTCCATATGGGTTTTCGTATTCTTTAAATGATTGGAAAAGTTCTTCTAAAGATCCAGTAGAACTGGCAAAATCGTGGATGAATTGGTACGAAGCACCTGGGACTCCTCATACAACGCAGAGATTTGCTAGTGCCGTCAGATATAGTAAAATGCTACCTAGATCTGGCGCTGAAATAGATGCCCAAATTAAAAAAAATGATGCGGATAAGTTGAAATATAAAAATGATCCGGCGGGATACTTTGGATCTATACCAAACACCCGTCCTAGTTCTCTTACTGCAAGTAGTAATATAGCAGAAGAAATGGAAGAAGATTCTATGGTTCAATTGGTTTACGTCATCAACAACACTATTGCGGCGTCTCCTCTTCCTCCTGTTATAACTAGTAGAAACGTAGCAAAAAATAATTACGTTGATCAATATCGCATGGCAGTTTTAGGGGCATAATAAATGGCAAATATTTCCCAAACATATAGCGGCGATTTAACTACGTCTATTGCTAGTAAAATTTTTGATATCATTAGTGATGCCAGAGTAGAGAAAAGTAAAGCACAGGAAGAAGCAGACAAATATGGAGTAGATGTAAACTTTACTCCGGGTGAGTTTACTGCTAGGTCTGCTAGAAATGATTTAATTAAAAATACTTTAGGTAGTAGGTTTGTTCCTAAAACAAAATATCCTGATTTACTTGCAAGAGGGCAGGCAACATCAGACCCTTTAATGGGAACTCCTGTTCACCTTAGAAAACTTCCGGAATATCAACAACTTGCTTCAGAAGAAGAGAAAAAATTTCGATCAAGATCTAAAGCAGTTCCTTCGAGAAAACCTTCTACTTCACCTTCCGGTTCTTCATCTACAAAACCAGAATCTACTACTTCTGACCCTATAAAGGTTCAGGATAAAAAACTGGGTGTATTTCTTGCTGCAGTTGCGAAATCTTTAGCTGCAAATGTTGCTTCCATTAACTCCAGAATTGATGAAACTGAGTCTGGTGTTATAGAAGCAAAAGAAGGAATATTTGGAACAATCAAACAATTAGAACAAAATTCTGAAATACTCGAAACAAAATTAGATGCAATTATTGACGCATTAAGAGAACAGAATACAAATGCTCAAAAATCGGAGGATAATGCACAGTCTCAGCAAAGAGAAGGAGAACTAGAAAAAGAGTCAGATCTTTCTTCTGTTGAGCGCATTATCAAACCAGATGAAAAGCAATCTGATATTATTCAATTAAATCTTTTAGATGATATAAGAGAGAATACACAAGAACAGCAGCAATCTATTCCCGATCCTTGGGGAGACGAGGGATTTGAGCGTGGTGGTATTGTTTCTGGTCCTGATAGTGGATACTTAGCTAAGTTGCATGGGGATGAAATGATCGTCCCACTTGATAATAATTATACTCAAGGACAACCTAGTGCTATTGATGGAAAAATTGCACAAAAACCAGGAATGCTGGGTAATTTGCCAAAATTTGAACGTGGCACACAAACACCTAGTTTTACTGAATTACCAAAAAATGATAAAATAAGTTTTTCAAATATCCCCAATAATAATGATAATAATAAAGAATCTGCAGAGATGATAAAATCATCTGAAGATTTAATGAAAGCGATGGATTTTACTATTCAATCGACTGGTATTATGAATATGATGGCAATGACTAGTGCTATCAATAATATGGGTGGATTAGCAGGCGAAGCAGCAGATCAATTAAAACAAATTATAAATCCCATTGCTTCTCATTTTGGTGTAAGTAATAGGATTGCAACTTCTGTAATCCGACAAAAATCTGCTGAACAAAAAGCAGAAGAAAGAAAAGAGAAAACAAAATCATTTTCATCTGATGTAGAATCCAGAGGAAGAGCATGGTGGGATCCTCTTGGATTGTTTACTGGTCGTGATGGCACAGGAGGAAGTAATTCGGTAAACTCAACCACTTATAATCGTACCGGCGGATATCGTGTTGGTGGGGATACCTATAATAGAAAATCTGGTACAGGTGGACCTCTTGGGTTCTTACCTGGAACTGGTAGAGTTATGACTCCATCAGCTGGCGACAACGGTAGTTATATGCAAGATGGTAGAACGGTGCAAAAATTCCTTGGAATGGAAGTACCATTTTCTGCTAAGAGGAGTGGATATACTCCCGAAGACGTTCAAAGATATAACAGTCAGGATTCTGGAACTCAAATGCAGACATATGATGCAGTTCCTCATCCAAGTAGGAAAGAACTTGCAGAAAAAATGCGTCGGGAATATAATATTAATATAAGTGACCCTGCATATAGAACTCGTAGTGTACAACCACAGGTTACTCCCAGATCATCAAGACAATCAACAGGTAACAGAAGATTAGATGGTGCAATCCGCAACGCTCAAGATATTGGAGATATGACAGGCACTCGTGGGTTGATGGATCAAACTGCGACAATCGCTGAGAAAACACAAAGGCGAAATGATATCTTAAGACAGTATATGCGTGATGCAGGTATGTCTGGTGCTGATGAAAGTATGAATATGTATGGTAAACCTATGGGAGATCAATCAAATTTAACTTCCCCGGATTATAAACGACAAACTATTGCTCAACTTGATCTTTCTTCTAAAGATCAAGCACTATCTAGATTGAATAAATCAAGTACTCAACCTGACCCCATCATCATAAATAATCAAACTGCGGAAGATTTCTCTGCTGACATTCCTCGTTCTCATATTGCAAATATGGGAGATTCTGGTTTATCTGAACTTTATCCTTCTCCTGCTTGATGTATGAATAATTCAAAACCGTATGCATCATCCTGCACAGTAAAACAAATTTCAATTTGGAAAGCGGGAGCAGAACAAGAAAAACCATATGCTAACTTGATTGGCATGGTTACTCATATGCAGTACCATGAAGATATTTTTCATCCAGCATATAGTGCTACTATGGTTGTTGTTGATAATCAAGAATCATTAGTATCATCAATGCCTATTCAGGGATATGAAAAGGTTGTAGTTGAAGTTGAAGATACAAATTTAGAGAAGTATTCTTACGAATTTAGAGTTTGGAAAGTAGCAAATAGAACAAGTTCTGAAAGAACTCAAATTTATACTTTATGTTTAATTTCTGTTGAAGGTCTTTTGAACGAAGGAATGCGTGTAAATACGATTCAAACTGGCACTCCAACTGAAATTGTTTCTCGCTTATTAAATCAGAAATTGGGGGTTTCTCCATCTCAAATTTTTGCACAACCTTCTGAAGGAAGAATTAAAAATCTTCCTATAAAGAAAAGTCCGTTTTCAGTCATCAGAGAATTGCAATCAAAAAGTGTTGCAATAAATGATCCTGTTAAAAAAACTATTTCAAATACCACATCATCAAATTCTGCAACATATTCTGGAGTTAGTGATGTTGGATCTGGAGCTCAAAAAGCAAAAGGAACAGCAGGGTTTTTATTTTTTCAAAATAGAAAAGGATTTGTATTTAAATCTATTGACGAATTATGTTCTATAAAAAATATTCCGGTAGTAGGTGATGAATTTACATGGTCTCCTGGAAAAACTAATTATGAGTCGCGAAACAAAATTCAAGAAATTGTATATGGATCTGAAATTGATATAATGAAAAAAATGCGCGAAGGAACATTTAGTTCAATCGTTTGTTATATGGACATAAATACTGGAAAATACGAGGAATTTGTTTATTCGTTAGAAGATACCTGGAAAGATATGACTCACTTAGGTAGTCAAACTGATTTACCTGTAGGTCAATCAGCACTCTCGGAATTTCCTTCCCGAGTCATGTCAACTATTGTTAATCATGAGTGCTGGTATAGTGGTTCTGGTGTCGCATCACAAGATTCGGAATATATAGATAATCAAAAAAGATACTTATCACAAGGTCTTTCTAGATTGGGACTTATTTTTAATCAGCAGTTAACAATATCCTTAACTGGACATTTAGAATTATCTGCTGGTGACAAAATAGAAATTCGAGTTCCAAATCAAACTGTTGAAAGTCAAAGATTTAAAGAAGTGTGGGATCCTGAACATAGTGGAACCTATTTAATTAAACATTTGAACCATCAGATTGATGTTTTGGACGAAAACATGTATACTGTATTAGAGTTAGTTCGTGACTCTTACGGAATTAAGAACAAAGAGAGTAAAGTAATTACCAAATAAAAAGTTTATGGAAAGCATCGAAAAGCACATCGAAAAGGATAAGGAAATCCTTGACAATCCTATGATCTCTCCCAATCAACGTCGCCACATTGAAGGTGAGTTGCATGAATTGGAAGATTACGTGGAACATCACAAAAAGGAGATTGAAGCAGGAGATCATCATGATCCTACTTACCTAGAACTTTTCTGTGATCAAAATCCTTCAGAACCTGAATGTTTAGTATATGAAGATTGACTAATATGGATGCCCTGAATCATTTATACCCAACAAACCAGATCGGAAAGGATGGATTTTTCTGGTGGGTTGGACAAATTGAATCTGATAAAACAGGTGATTTCAAACAATCTGGACGTTATAGGGTCAGGATTGTTGGGCATCACCCACAACTATGCAAAGATGTAAAAACAGAGGATCTTCCATTAGCACTTTGTATGATGCCTGTGACTAATCCTCACACTCCAGGTGGAGCAACATCGGTATCAGATCAACTTGGACCAGGGGTTTGGGTTATAGGATTTTTCTTAGATGGTCCCCAAAGTCAACAACCAGTAATTATTGGATCTATTGGTAGAGTTGCAAATTCATTAGGGGAACCTGACGATGAAGATCCGACACCCGGAGAAACAGCATGTAAAGAGTTTACGACATTTGTTAATCCTGAAAATGTAAGTAATTTTGATCAGGATCCGGAAAGTCAACCTGCTCAACCTAGTGTTACTGCAACTGGAAATAGTATAAATGGAGTTGAGCAGGAAGGTATTAGTTCAGGAAAAACCCGTGGGGTTGAAGCAAAATATCAAGCAAACACTACACTAAACCCTAGCGGAATTAATTTTTGTGTAGAGATTGCAGATAAGTGCGGCAAAGAAACCGATCTCAATAATACGTTTAAAAGATTGCTTTCGGAAATGCTTGCCGAAGTACAAAATACTGATGGAAAACTTGGAGATTATCTTGTAGCACCTCTATCGGGAGAACTTTATGATATAGCTGCTATTGGCAGAAAATATGTAAATAAGGCAGTCCTTGTTGTAAGAACTTTTGTCGCATCGGTGAAGGGATTTATTCTTGAAAAATTAAAAGCAGGTATTAAAGATTTAATCAATATGCTATTGTATCCATCGGATACTGGTAATTCATTATCATTTCTTACAAAATTTTTCAATGATATTTTAAATGAAGTTGGTTGTCAGATAGCAGATCTTGGTGATCGCTTGGCTTCCTTTTTAGAAGATCTTATTTTTGGATACTTATTTAACATCTATAAAGCAGCAGCTTGTCAGGTAGATAAATTTGTTGAGGGTATTTTAAATAAAATCCAATCATTGATGGAAGAACTTCTTTCAACAGTTTTAGGACCATTGCAGGATATTCTTGGTGCTGTTGCATCAGTTATTAATATAATTGGAGATACAATTAACTATGTGTTAGATCTTCTTGGAATTTCTTGTGAAGGTCCTGGAAAGAAATGTTCCAAAACTACAAAAGTATGCACGGATTGTTCTACCGATAAAAGACCAGATTTCTTGGATAATTTATTGAAAGATATTACTGATGATCTTTTTCCTGTAACTGGTGAGGACTGGTCTCAATATACTTGTGATGAAGCATATGAAGGAACAACTATTAGTGAAACTACAGTTACATTTATTGGTGGTATTCAAGATCCACCAAAAACTCCCGTTATTGTATACAACGTAAATGATCTTGAAGTTGAGGAGGGAGATACTGCTGAATTTATTGTTACACGTTCTGGTGCTATTGACGTTTCTTCTAGCATAAAATATGCCACACGAAATGGATCTGCAAAATCTCCTAGTGACTATGAAATTTCTAGTGGAATATTAGGATTTGCTCCTGGAGAAACCTCAAAAACAATTTCAGTGAGAACTTTTGCAGATTCTGTTGATGAAGATCAAGAAGATTTTTTCATGCGTATTTTTAAAAATACTCCGGGCACTGTAGCTTCTTCTGCAACATCAAATATCTCTAGATGTGTTATCACCGAATCCAGGACTACCACACCTACAGATACTAAACCTCCTTCTCCTAGTGATGACACAAGCACACCTCCCCCACCAGAACCACCTGCACCTCCTTCATTTCCTCCTGGGACTATTCCCGACCTATTCCCTCCAGTAGTTCCCCCAGAGGGCACTGAGGAGGAAGATACGTCACAACCAACCTATGCTGTTGTATCGGATAAAAAAATAGTTAAAGAAGGTGGTTTTGTAACATATACTATTACAACTACAAATGTTGATACTGGTACAGTACTGTTTTATCGCTTGTTTGGTCCTGCTATCACACCGTCAGATATTGTTCAAAATTCTTTGTCTGGTTCCTTTGTCGTAAACAGTAACACTGCTATTGTTGTTGTTGGAATTGAAGAAGATTTAGAAAATGAAGATGATGAAGAATTAGTATTTGGTATCATAGGTACAGGAGCTCAGGCGAGTGTTATTATTGCTTCTTATAGTGATGGATTTACCGATGAGGAATTATTAGAAGAGGAAGATAGTTCATCTAATATTCTTCCGGAAGGTGGATCTGCCAAATCTCCTACAATTGGCAGAACAATTACTGGTCCAGATGGTGGGTTTATTGAAATTCCAATTGATGATCCGGGAACACCATATGTCGAATCTCCCGTTATTATTATTACCGGAGAAGGAAGGAGAGCAACAGCAATTCCTTTATTAGATTCTAATGGATTGTTGACTGAAATTCGAGTGACTGATCCAGGAGTTGGATATAAATTAAACCCTCCAAGTAATTCTAGAAAAGAATGTATTATTGATTCCTTTACTATGCTAAGTCCTGGTAGGGAATATGCAACTGAACCTACAGTTTATATCAATGGTGATCCTGATGTTGCAGAATCTGTAATTGAAAATGGTAAAGTTATTAGTGTTAGAATTAAAAATCGATCTATTGTTTTTGACAGCTATCCTAAAGTTATTATTATGGGTGGCGGTGGATATGGTGCTAGATTCATTCCATCTTTCGCTTGTCTTGATCAAGAAGCAAGAGTTGAAGTTGGTTCTGCCAAGATTGGAACCGGTAAATACATTGATTGTCCTTAGGAGTAATTATGACACAAAGATTTGAAGATAACGCTTTTAAGAATCTAGCAGCTGATAATTCTCAGAGAAGAAGAACCTTTGATGGGAAAACACCACCAGAAGTAAAAAATGAAGAGCAAAAAGTAGTAACTGACAGAAGAATTCGCGTTAAGATGGCTGATTCGGAAAACGCTATAGTATGTGATGATGGTGGTTGTAGTTGGTCTAATAAAGACGGAATGTCTAGCATTAATATGCAGAAAAACGGCGACGTGATTATGTTGTCGGGATCTGGTGGAAATGGTAATGCATGTGGAGGAAGATTACTTATTAATGTTAAAAGTGGGCAGGTGACAAAATCTGGTGGACCTATCATTGTTGAGGCATCTGCAAGTGATACCGCTGCTCCAAACGGTGATGGATCTGGTACTACAGAATCTTCTGCTAAATCAAAAATAGCAAGTTCTAACATGTATTATGGTGATGCCATTACTGAGTGTCACGGTGAAGTAAGAATTAAGGGAACTAACATTGTTCTTGAGGCAACAGATGTTCTTTCTTTAATTGGAAAAACAAAAGTTTTAATTCAAGCAGGACCAAATGGTGGTGGAGAGATTCAACTTAATGCTGGACAGATTGTTCAGACATCAGATACTAGTATTGAAGAAGTTTTAGGACAAAAATCTACAACGGTCGCAGAAAAAACTGATGTTCAGTTCGATCCCAGAGCATCAGTAAATATTATTTCTCCTGGGCATGTTAATTGGCAGGTTCTCGGTGACTACCAGCAAAACATTGGTGGTGTTGCAAATATAACTGCTTTGGGAAAACCATCTGTCCCACCATTGGTTAAGGAAAGAACTAATTCCTATGCAATTAGAACAGTCGGAGCAACTGGAAAGGGAATTTCTATAGATTCTGCTACCCTTGTATCAATAAATTCTGCTGCCGCTATGACAATAGGTTCTGTTGGCGCATTAAATGTAACTTCTGGTGCTGCTACTATTACCCCTGCTAGTATTAATGTACTATCGGGTACTGGTGCAAGCATTACAGCAACTACAGGAAATGTTGATATCACAGCAATTGCAGGTAACGTTAATGTTAAAGGATTGTTGATATACCTGAATTGATAAGTTAAGGTTATTACATTCATCGGATATCCGTATCGCCAACTGGCACAAGGGGGGGTTGAAACTCCCCTTTTTCATGCTAAATTACTCTTGTAGCGAATCAGGCGAGTGCCGCAACTACTTGCATAACCTGGTTGACGCATCTAGCGTCATGTGCTATAATTCTATCAGCGACCAACGAAAGTCGGTCCTTCATCTGTGGGTAATCACTCCACAAGTAAACTAAAAGGTAATTAAACAAAATGATCAAATCTGTATTTGCAGCAACCGCTGCCCTGTCCATGTCCGCTGGTGCTGCTTTCGCAGGACCCTATGTTAACGTCGAAACCAATGCTGGTTGGACTGGATCCGAGTATAATGGTGCTGGAACAGACCTGCACGTAGGGTACGAAGGTGCTCTTGGTGAAGCTGGTTCTTACTACGTCCAGGGTGGCGCTACTGTGCTGACTCCCGATGGTGGTGATGCTGATACCGTCCCTTCAGGTAAGGCAGGTCTGGGTCTCGGTTTGACCGACAACCTCGGTGCATATGGTGAAGTATCCTTCGTAGGTTCAGGCGACGAAGATCTTGACCGTGGTTATGGAGCAAAATTGGGTGTTAAGTATAACTTCTGATTTACTAACATAAATGAGAGGACCTTCGGGTCCTCTTTTTTTATGCCTCTAAATAATATTGTTGATGAGAATGATATGTTATCTACTCAATATAGATTGCGATTAGAAGCAATTTGCAAAAAAATTGCCAACAAAGAAGATGTATCTTTAGATGATATGATATGGGTAGAGAAACTTGCGAAAGCACATACTACTGCTAGAGATTGGTTAAAGCAAGCAAGAAGACAATCTACTCAAGATATTGAAGAGGGCAGTACAGACGATTTTCTGAATAGGATGGGACTAGGAGATCCCGATCCATCCAACCATAAGAAGGGATTCACTGATGCTGACGATATTAAGAATTGGTTTCAGCAAGATAAACCTGATGACTGGAGGCAAAGAGATTAATGCCAAGTGAATTTGATTACGTCGAAGCACCTACGGAGGGTGAAGTTGACAAGTGGGGATTTACAATTAAACCATCCATTAGCGATGATTTGCTAATGCTTAGGTGCTTAGAAAATGCTCCATGTGGATCTGATAAGAAGCAAGTTCAAAGATTAATAAGAGTCATAGAAGCAAAACTTGCAGCACCTACAGGTCATGCTAATATATTTCCACAGCCTAAAACATAATGACTAAGAAAGAATACAAACAATTGCTGCTAGATCATTTCACGGAGCGGTTAAATAAACTCACCGCAAAAGAACTCAAAGAACTTGCTGCGAGACACACATGAAGGATTATGTTTGTATCCCTATGTGGGACCCTATTTTTGAGATGATGCGCTATTATTGGGTACACAAGTCAGAAAAGGATCCTGAGCAATTCGTGAAAAATCTCAACCCAGAGCAAGAACGACTATGAGTAGTAAGATGATGTTCTTGGTTGCTAATGGTGATAATAAATGTATCACTCATGATGGATACATTCAACTCGGTAGTTTCTGTCATAGCGTAGAGGAACATCTTAGATTATGTCCTGATCAAGAATGGCAGGTAACATACTGGATGCCTGACCCATTTAGTATCAGATATCCACGACCAAACTATCAGCATACTATGAAGGCAAACGAAGGTTCTCCTAAAACTGATAATGCTACTGATAGTAGACCAAGAGATTTCCCAGATCAAGCAACAAATAGATTAGAGAGAACATTATGAAAATGTGGGAGACAAAATGCTCTAAGTGTGGTAAAATGACACCAGCGAATGAATGTCCTCAGGTTGGATGCTATATCCCATCTGAGAAAAAATATAAAAATTCACTATGTAAACCCTGTTGGTTAAAATCTAAGAATGGCACTATCTAATTCAGTTGAAGAATCTCTTGAAGAAGCAACAGCATCACTACGTAATGCGCTAGCATATGCTGCTAGACAAGAGCGTCCAATTGTTTGTACGCAGATTGCTAGTTTGATTGGTGAAATTGAACGTATTGGATCTTTTGACAATCTTCTTGATACACTTGATAGTACGATGAATGAAAAAAGTTAAAATTACTCCAGAAACTTATCAAAAGATGGAAGATGAGTTCCGAGAAGAGGGACTTGCTTTCACTATTACTATTCCTACACAGGAAGCAATTGATAAGTGGCAAAATGCTGCTCCTATACACCAACCAGTAAGACACCCTGTCGATATGGTTGCAGAGATGTGGAAGAAGCATAGAGAACAACCTGAGGCGGGTCCTGAAGCAGATAAAATTGCAGGACTTGCTCTCATCAGAAGAGCAGGTGGTTTACTGAATGCTGAAGTTGAATACCTAGACAACAAAATCGTGATTACTTATGGATGACTTTAACCAACCTGGACAGAATAAGAGTTGGATGGATGAAGGTTTCAAAAAATTCGCAGTTGATACTCAACTACATAACGTATGTAATATATTGGGTGGTGAATTAAAGCATTATATTTGTACCAATAAAACCACAACTCATCAAAAAATTGTAATCGAATATAACCACGAAAACAAATGAAAACAGCAGTAATTTATAGCAATGGAAGTCAAGAGTGTGATCGTATGGCAGCCCTTCTAAAAAATTTAGATGGTGTCGTAACATTTCTTGAATATAAAGTTGGCAATGATTTTACTGAACAACAATTTCAAATGGAATTCGGGTCTGATGCATCGTACCCTCAAGTTAATATTGGAACAAAACATGTTGGCAATATGAACGAAACACTCAAATATATGAGTGGGAGAGGAATGTTCTCATGAATCCAGTAGTTTTAATCGGTTGTTTTACGCCGCTGGTTTTAATTTTTATAGTAATGAAACTAGCTGTCTGGGTATCTGCTGTAAATACTGAATCTTCTTATGTCGGAAAAGAACCTTTACGAAAACGAGGACCCTTCGTGGACAATCCATATGCGGATGTTGACGAGGAGGAAGAAGAGTTTGGAGATCGCACAGATTATCAATGAAGCGATTAATGAATACTATTCGCTTCGTGGTTTACCAGTTCCGGAATGGAGACAGAAAAAAGATCCTGATTGGTGGGAAGAGTATCTTATTCAACTAGGACTTGACCCACGCAATCTTTAATGCTATAATACACATACTAAACACTTCATCATGCACTACAAACCATATAGTCCAGAGTGGCATCGATACAGATATTTAAAAGAAGCAATTGATAAGTATCTTGATAACTATATTGAAAATGATGTAATCATGGATGATATTCTCGACATTATTTGTGTTCGACAAGAAGAAGCACATGCAGAATATCATAAACTCGAAGATTTGGAACTGAAATTACGGCAATGATAACTGACTTTTGTGATAAATTAGAAGGATTCTATGATAATTGGCATCAAGCTGCTGGAAATCCAGCAAAGTATGCTCATATCAAACTTCGCTGGGAAAGAATAGGATCTAATGAGTTTACTTCAAAACAGTGGTATCATTATTTGGGTGAAGAAAAACCATACAGATATAAATGGCATAAGGTTTTTGAGCAGCAGGGCACTATCATAGTTCAGAACTGGACTCCAGAATGGGAAGAGCATAATCATTGCTGTGATATGATGTTCTTTGATGTGGGCGATCATTATGATGGTAAAGTTAAAACTGATGCTTGCATTATCAATGGGGGTGTGGTAAAATCTACAGTGAAGTTTAACGGAACTTACTATAAGAGTAGAGACCAGGGATGGAGAGATGAAAAAGTTGTCTGGGGAAGTGAGGTAATATATGAATTTGCAAAATCGGATAAACCGATATGCGTTTAACGCTTCCTTAGCAATCTGGTGAATGCAGCAAACTCATAATTTGCCTAAGGTGAGTTCGATCCTCACAGGAAGCATGAGACGGGGAATGAGCTCGCCCGCGATGGTGCTAACCACACTGTGATCTAGAGAGTTGGTTACTTTCTTTTTGCTCCATTACAAACTGCCAGTATGTTAGGGTTGAAAAAATGCCCCATAGCAAGCATACTGGTAAGTGTAATGCTTTGGGAGTGTGGTGGAATCGGTAGACACACCAGACTTAAAATCTGTTGAGCATTACGCTCGTGGGGGTTCAAGTCCCCCCACTCCTATTTGTCCTGATACAAACATAAATAATTTGAGTGAAGGCAGAAAAAATGTCATTCCAAGGATATAAAATTACATCAAAATATGTTTTCTGTATTTTTCCTTTAAACTATAAAACTATAGTAAAAATGTATTTCATTGAAGGAATGCCATTTACTTTTGATACCATAGAAAAGGAAGATCTAGATGATTTATGGATCAATGCTGAGGCAGCACTTAATAATGAATATACTTTAGATCAGGTAGATGATTGTTCATCATATTTAATTGAAGAAGAATGTCATCCATGTTTATTTGAAGTAGAAGTTATGAACCCAGAATTACTACCTGATGACACTCTTTCATGATTATCTAGAGGGAACCTTTGATAACCGGTTACAAGCAATGCACTATCCTACGCGATATGCTAGGATTGTAATTAATCATAAATGGATTGGCGGTGATTGGTTTGAAGGAACGCAAGCATATTATCATTCTCCAAAAGAACCTTATAGGCAATTTAGGATGCGTATATACCCAGAAGGGGAAAAATTTCGCGTCAAAAATTATGACTTGAAAGGTGACTATAAACTTGGATGTGATACTATATTTGAGTATGATTTAAAATACAAATTATTTTATGGTCATAACACAGATTGCGATTGTTGGGTCAACTGGAAAGGAACTAAAACTTACTTGACAAATGATATCATTCTAGGTTATAATCTTTATAAGGTTATGGATTCCGGAATTGATCCTAAAACAGAACAGAAAATCTGGGGTTCTCAATGGGGACATCTAGAATTCATACGCCAAACTAGCTCAGCTGGTAGAGCAGGTCTTTTGTAAAGATCAGGTCGCAGGTTCAAGTCCTGTGTTTGGCTTTCCACTTTTGTGGAATAGGTTGCATCATCGACATTCTGGACAGGGGTTCGATTCCCCTCACTTCCATCGGGCAGGTGTCCGAGTGGTTAATGGAGACGGACTGTAAATCCGTTGGTTCTTACCTACGTTGGTTCAAATCCAACTCTGCCCACTCCTGGGGGTGCCATGGTTTCGACAGGGTACACGGAATGTGACTGAAACCTGCTTGGATAAGCAAACCATAGATGCAAAAACATCTGACACCGCAGCGAATAATATCGTTGCATTCTCCCGCACTCGCGAACTCGCGACTGCCTGAATGGGAGATCGGGGTTAAACTAGCCTTGTTAACCAAGTAGTTCTGGGGGGTGAGATGCCCCCTGTTCAATCCCAAGTAGCTCAGCGGCAGAGCTGGTGACTGTTAATCACTCGGTCGCAGGTTCAAATCCTGCCTTGGGAGTTATACATTTATAAAAATGGAATCTTTTACTGATAAACTAGTTTATACTGTTCCTTCTAAATTACCTGATGAACTTATTACTTCTATGGTTAAGTACTTAGGGGAAAAAAGTTATGAATCTAGCATGACTTCTGGCATGCTCAATGAAAGTTTTCGTGGTGCGCGGGATGCGAGTAATGCTGTCAGATCCTCTCAAACTAGTTGGTTAAATTGGGATGAATGGATTCCTGGAATTATTCACAATATGATGATAACCGCAAATAAAGAATATTTTAACTACGATTTAACACATTTCGCAACTCAAATACAAGCAACTGTTTATACAGGCGAATCTAAAGATCATTATACTTGGCATACTGATGGTGGAAGAGGAGTAATGAAAAGAGAAAATGATGTTATATTAGAAAGAAAACTATCTTGTTCTTTATTATTAAGTGGTCCAGAAGAATATACTGGTGGTGAACTGCAGTTTCATTATAATAGAAATTTTTTCTATTCAACAAGACCTTCAATAGGTGAGGCAATTATATTTCCATCCTGGGTTCCTCATAGAGTAAGACCAGTAAAAACTGGAAAACGTATTTCTGTAGTTGCTTGGATGAATGGACCTTGCTTCAAATAACTACCATAAGAGTTGTATAAATAATCTGAGATCAGATCTTAGATACCGCAGCGGTTGAGTAATATGGCTTTGACTAGACTTGATAACCTTATTAGTAGCAAAACTGGTAAGTATTTGTATGTCTCCCCCGATGATTTCAATGCTTCGGATGAGTTGAACAACAGGGGAAATTCTCCTATTAGACCATTCAAGTCAATTCAGCGAGGATTCTTGGAGATTGCAAGGTATTCATACCTTCCTGGTCCAGACAATGATCGTTTTGACCAGTTCACGATCATGTTGATGCCTGGTAATCATTATATTGATAACCGTCCAGGTCTAGTTGATACTAATGGCATTGATGCCTTCTCATTTAATCAAGCATTAAACGAGTGGGAAGATAATTCCAACTTGGATATCTCTGATCCAAATAATAAATTATATCTTTTTAACAATACTGAAGGTGGTGCAATTCTACCTAGAGGTTCATCTCTTGTAGGTTATGACCTTCGTAGAACCGTTGTACGTCCTTTATATGTTCCAGATCCTGCAGATAGGTTAGAGAAGCGTTCTGCCATCTTCAATGTAACTGGTGCATGTTATTTCTGGCAATTTACCATCAAAGATGGTGATCTAGAACCTTCTTCTCCACTTTATGATAAGAATGAGGGTGTTGGTAAAGTATATTATCAGAATGGATATTGGGATCAATTAGCAGTTCCTAACTATTCTCACCACAAACTGACTGTGTTTGAATATGCAGACAAAGAAGAATTAGGACTATATTATAGAAAGATTGCTAAGGCATTCTCTGCATACCAACCAACAATTGATGATCCAGGTGAATTCACTGAAAGAATTCAGGAGACCAGAATTGTTGGTCCTCTCTCAGACATTCGCTCTATTGAAAGTATTAAGTGCGTAGATTCCTCTCCTGCAGGAACTATCACTGTTGAGATTACAACAAAAGTAGATCATGGTTATTTTAAGAACCAGTTTATTGCTATTGAAGGTAATGGTCTAGATGAGCAACTTAACGGTACTTTCCCTGTTAGTGTAATTGATTTAGTCGATTCTAGAAAGTTTCAATATCAAATTGCTGGAACAGTTGCTGCTTTAGGAACTACTGCTGGTCTTGTAAGCGGAACCACTTACACTTCTCAGAATGGACTAAGTGCAAACGCGGTAGTTAAAGCGGAAGTTGACTCAGTTGAATCCGCGTCTCCGTATGTCTTTAACTGTTCTATTCGCTCTACCTGGGGTATTTGCGGAATCTGGGCAAATGGACTGAAGGCAACTGGATTTAAATCCATGGTTATCGCTCAGTATACGGGCGTTTCGCTTCAGAAGGATGACAGAGCATTCATTCGTTATGACGAGTATACTAACACCTGGAATCAAGCATCACTAACTGATGCATTTGCAACTACTCCATATCACACCAAGGGTGATGCATATTGGAAGGATGATTGGAGAAACTTCCACGTTCGTGCATCAGATGACGCATTCATTCAGAACGTTTCTATCTTCGCTGTTGGTTTCGCAGATCACTTCCTAATGGAAAGTGGTGGTGATATGTCTATCACCAACTCCAACTCTAACTTCGGTAACACATCACTTCATGCTATTGGTTTTAAAGGATTTGCCTTTAACCAAGACAAAGGTGGTTACATCACGGATATTGTTCCACCTCAGATTGTTCCTGAAACAACGGGAAATACTAAGAAAAACGCATACTACACTCTTGATGTTAAGGCATCTAACGATCCAAATAATCATAGTAAAATCTATATTGGTAATGATGATGGGTACGATCCTGCTAAGAGACCTGCAGCATCCATCGATGGATTTAGAGTTGGTGCAAGAACTGATGAGAAACTATATGTAAAACTAACTCCAAGATCTGCTGGTTCGGATAATATCTTCAATGCAACCTTAACTCCTAACGGATTTAAGAAATTTACTGCTACTGCTGATATTTTAAATCCAAGTAACATCGCGATTAATAATAAAGATCTTGATGCTGCCAATAGAATTGAAGAAAATAAAAACTTTATTGCCCATGAAGCATATGGGTATATTACTGGAAAATATCCAAGTATTACAATTAAAGAAAATATCACGATTGAGAAATGTCGTCGTGATATTGGATATCTAATTGATGCTACTATTCAAGACCTTCGTCTTGGTGGTAATATCAATACGATTCAAGCAGCAGAATCTTATTACGTTGGTAATAATCTTTCTTATATTACTGGAGAACTCACAGAAACATTAGAAGGATATAACTACGCTAGAGATTTAGCAATCGCAGCAATGCGTAACTTCTCATATTTGCGTCAAGGTAGTGCATCTACTGCAGGGGCATCTCTCGTTGATGTTGGAGATACCTCAGGCATTGTTCAGGGTATGCTCATCGCAGATTATGATCCATCTGAGTTTACCAATGGAAAATTGAATGTAAATGCAACTAGACCTGCATCTCCAGTAATTCCTGATGGCACATATGTAAAGAATATTGTCAATTCTTCTTTCATTGAAATTGGTCAGAAAGCAGTATTCTCGGAAAAGAAACTAGTATCTGATCGTTATGGTGATGCAAAAGACCAGATTCTTGCCAATAAAAACTTTATCGCAGCAGAAGCAGTTGCTAGAATGCATCTGGATTTCCCTGGATTTTCTGTTGCTGGTGGCGACCAGAACTGTATTGACGACGTTGTAGATGTTTTAGAAGCAGTTTCTGAAAACACAGCATTTGGCGGAAATGCTGAAACGTGGGATGCTGCTTATCTTTATGAAACTGGTAACCATATTGCAGGAGAAGAGCAAGAATCACTTCGCGTATTTAAATATGCCAGAGATATGGCAATTCAAGTACAACGTAATGAAGATGTATTTGTATTTGGTACACATGGTTTAACGCAAACTAAAGATACCACTATTACATATGAAGCACCTGAGGTAGTCACTGATCGTAATGGTGATGCTCGTAATCTAATTCTTGCTAACAAAGAACTTATTGCTGAAGAAGCAGTAGCAAGAATGCTCACTACTTATCCTTCATTTACGGTTACCGGTGGTAATCAAAACTGTATTGATGATGTTGTAGATCTTTTAGAAGCAATTGCTGACAACGTTGCTTATGGTGGTAATGATAAGACATGGGATGCAGCATATTCTTATGTAAAGGGTGCTCACGTATCTGGTGAAGAAGCAGAGACAAATTATGTTTTTGAGCAAGCAAAAGAAATGGCTGCTCAGGTAATGAGAAACCAGAAGATCCTTGCTATTGGATCTCATGGTGAGACACAGACATTTGACACCACGATTACATATGATATCCCCGATCCGGTTATTGATCGTAATGGCGATGCTCGTAACTTAATTATTTCCAATAAAAATATTATTGCGAACGAAGCATATGAAAGAATGCTTGCAGAAAATCCTGGATTTGTTAGTCCGTCAGGAAATTCACAAGATTGTATCGATGATATTTTAGATTTTGTAGAGGAAGTTTCATATAATCTGGCATTTGGTGGCAATGATCGTGTATGGGACACTGCTAATCTATATGTTCAGGGTGCTCATGTAGCAGGCGAAGAAACACAAACAATTCAATGTTTTGAATATGCTAGAGACCTAATGGTCCAAGCAATGAGAAATGAGGTTATTCTATCAGTAGGATCTCATGGTTTAACTCAAGCATTTGATAATACAATTACCTATGATCTTCCTGCACCTGTTGACAATAAATCTGGTGATGCTAAGAACTTAATTCTTGCAAATAAAGATTTTATTGCAGAAGTTGCATTTGGAAGAATGCAAGTTCAGTATCCAACTTTTGCTGTCCCAACAGGAAACAATGTTGATTGTATTGATGACATTAAAGATATAATTGAAGTTGTTTCTCATAACCTTGCCTTTGGCGGCAATGATCGTGTATGGGATGCTGCAAACTTATATGCAACTGGTCAACATGTTTCTGGTGAAGAAGCTCAAACTCTTTATGCTTTTGCTCAAGCAAGAGATATTATGGTTGAGGTTATGAGAAACGAAGATGTAACCGTTGATGGTCATACATCTTTAACTCAATCTAAAGATTTGACAATAACTGTTGATAGTGCTAATCCTACTTGTGCTTCGCAGGCATCTACGATTGCTTCATTAGTACAACTATTAACAAATACAATTTCTGCTGGAAGCACTCTTTATGGTGTTACCCGTACAGTATCGTTGGGATCTTGTAACGATGTGAGAGATGCATTAACAACTCTTACTAGTATCGTAACTACTGCAATTACTACTCCTGCTTCACTTAATGGTATTGTTAGATCTGTTTCTGTCGGATCTTGTGAGGATGTAAGATCAACAATCAATACTCTATTCGCAATTGTTCAAAATGCGGTCATTACTCCTTCTACACTTTCAAATATTGGTAGAACAATATCTAATGGATCTTGTCAGAATGTAACTTCTGCAATCACAACGTTATTTAAAATTCTTACTGATACTATTGATAATCCTGGTTATCTGGAGTCCATTGAGAGACAAGAATCTCCACTTGGATTAGCATTTGGACCTTCTGTTAATGCTAATGCAACTAGCAGCAATTTGTATCTGTACTTTACGATGACTTCTGGTACATATACCAGTGAGTATTCGCCAACAGTTGATGAAACTATTACTCAAGATACTGCATATCCCGAATGTGTTAATCAGGCATCTGCCATTCGCCAGTATTTTGCTAATATTACGACTATTATTCAGACCGGTCTGAATACTATTCCTAGAAATGAACCAACCCAGTTGACTACAGAACTTGCTTCTAGATCAACTATATGGACACTAAGAGATTCTACTGGAACTAACCCACATAATCTAGAAACTGGTACTCCAGTAAGATTAGTTCCACGTCCAAGATATGATACGGTAACTAATCAATATGTTGATGTTGATAAGAGAAAGGTTAGATTGCCTAGTGGATTTGATACTAATGAAAAATATTATGTAATTGCACCCGCAAGAACAACCAAACCAGAAGATTATTCTGGTGTTGGCGCATTCAATGGTAGCGACCAAACTAAATTGATGCTTGCAAGTAGCAAAGAGAATGCTGCTGCTGGTATCTACATCCACTCTGCTGAAGTTGAAGCAATTGACTCAGATATTGAAATTGATATCTATCAATTTGTTTTGGATGATAAGTACGATCTGCATCAATACAATTGTATTTTAGATATATCTGTAAATTCGGGTATTCGTACTGATGTTCCTCATATTTTTGATGTTCCTTTTGCAAGTATTCCTGGACATAGAGTATTCTTTAGAAAAAATGAAGGCGGTAGTTTACCATTAGTTGGTGCTGCATATTCTCAAGATCCTAGTGTTGCTGATTCTAACGGCAGAATAAAGGAAGATGCATCATTCTGGGCAAGATACCAGAACGAAAAAGTATTTACAATTCACTCTACGAAAGCGGATGCAATTGCAAATGTAAATCCAATTACATTCCAACCTGGAACATATGATTTTGCGACATTTGCTGATAAGCGTGAAGCGCCAATGCGCTTTGATCCGACATATCAAAACCCAGATACTAATCCTCAAATTTATGGTAAATGGTATTTGCAGTGTGAAAATCATTCAGAGAATTCTAACGATCCTGAATATAATTACAATATCCTCACAAGATTGCATGAGAATACTTATAGCGATTTATCTGGTCAAGATAAGACAAATGATACCTGGTTTGAAAGAATTAAGGATGAGCGAGATAAAGATGAGCGTATCTATCGCTTACGTTATGTTATCCCTAAGTATCTCCAGGCAGTTCGTGATCCTATCAACGGATTCTCGCTCAAAGTCCGTAAAGATGAAACTAGAAAACTTTTACCACAGAAACTTGTTCTCAGACCAGTCACTGGTTCTGTAACTAAAGCAAGATTCTTTAACCCTGTACAGGCAAATGAAGTAATTGGTTATACAAAACAAGATTTTCTTGATAATAGTTTAAATGAAGAAGCTGCATACGATCCATATAAACGTGACATTGTAGGTGGCACACAATATGCCAAGATTATTGAGACACAAAACTATGTTTCAATGACAATTCAATCTGCCAGATACTTTATCGATGGATCTAGTGGTGATGAACTTCTGGAAATGGATGTCTATGATTTAGGTGTTACTAATTTAGGATTACTAAATGAGACATTTACAACAGTTAAAATTACTGCTCCTCAAGGTGGTAACTTTGTTGCTGATAGAACTCAATCTTTAGATGCTACTAATAGAATTGAATGGTTTGGTAATTCTTCCGGATATGGTTATCTGCATGCAGTACTTAATGTTCCTGGAACTTCCGAGTGGCACTTAATCATTAAGGGTATATCTGGTAAGATTGATTACTCTGAATTTGATAATATCAGATTCTCACAGGATGCGGTATTTGCTGATCTACTTGCAGATGAAGATTTTGGTAAGTCACTCTATATTAAAGATCTTATTGCAAAAGGTTATCCTGAGTACTATTACAGACAAAAAGGAGCATCAATTTATACGGTAACTCCTGGTGATATCATTACTGATGATGCTAACATTCAATACTATGTTGAATCTGTAACTGATGCAGGAGAACTAGATGATACTTTCTATGTCTTCGATTCTTTAGAAATTCAGCGTCGTATTTATGGTCAGCAAGATGGTATTTACTATCTAACTGCTATACGTGGTAATGTATCGCCATTCCCAACAGGTGCAGGTAATCAGGGCAACTTCAAAAATATGAAGTTCTCTCAACCAATTAGTAAATTATACCCACTAAACTATAAGAATGATCCTCTTTGGTTCAAGCAATTAGATGTTAATGCTATTGACCCACCGCAAACATATTCTGCTGCTGATAACTATACTCACGGTCTTGTAACAGTTAACGACTTCAAGGGTTCGATGACCCGAGAGATGGTTGAGGACTTTATCTCTCAAGGTGCATTGTCTAATAATACTTACACCCAAGTATCCTCTGTAGTAGACAATAGAATTAAAGCACAGAAAGGTAACGCAACTTCTGGTTCAGAAGATCGCCGCATTCCTATTGCTGGTGACAGCACTGTAATGTCAGATATGCGTCTCTATGTTGAACTTAGAAGACCCTCTATTGCTCGTGCAGGTAACCACACGTTTGAGTACCTTGGATTCGGTCCTGGTAACTATTCAACAGGTCTTCCTGCCCGTCAGGAGATCGTTTTAACACCAACTCAGGACTTCTATGCACAGTCCAAGAAGCAAGATGGTGGTTTAGTATTCTACACCGGTCTAAACTCTAATGGTGACCTATACATTGGTAACCGTAAGATTGATGCTATCACAGGTGAAGAAGAGTTCTTAGAATCTGCACAGTTAGTTGATTCGGATGATGATAACGAGGATGTAGGAAATCTCGTTACTACTTTTGATACTCCAGTAACATTTAATGAGTATATCACTGTAAATGGCGGTGATCAACAAGATAAGACGAGTACATTTAACTCACCTGTTACTATAAACGTTCTTGGTAGAGTTAGAGATTTTGCATTAAATGTTATCTCGAATGTATCACCAAGTGATGGTGATGATGGTTCACTTGATAAAACTCAGCAGTTCCTCAATCAAGATACTTTTGGTGATATTGTAATTGCAAGAAACCGAGTTGCTGCTTCTGTATTCCAGTTTAATCCACGTGGTTCAAATGGTGCTGCACAAGGTTACAAGATTCAAAATCATGTAGTTGGAACTGAAGGATCTAATTACACTCCAAACCAGAGTTCGCTTTATAGCACTGGATTAGGAACTGCTCTTGATCCTCTTCAGGCAGTTCAGTATGGTAATGCTGGCGCACCTTTCTCGGGGGACATTCTTCTCAAAGGTAGTGAAGTCGGTGTTACTGGATCTTTGGGGTGGATTTATTCAAACTTCTTTGAATCTATTCCTTCTGCCAACATTCAGAATCTATTCATGAATGGAAGTGTAGTTATTACAATTAACTGGGGCAACAACCTTAAAAATAAGCAGGTTGGCGTTACTTCTGGTTCTCAAATTAGAATCTCTAACTTCAGTGATAGCGGATTTAACGGCAAATGGCAGATAATCTCTAACGGATTTAATCCAGAAGCTACTAGTTGTCAGATTGCAATTCTTGAAAATAGAGGAAATGTAGCAAATGATAATCCACGTTTGTGGTCTTCTGAAATTGCTAATAATTCTGATGTAAGAATGGAATTTTCCAACTCTGCATGGAAGGAAGTAGGTGTTCTAGGATCCGAAACTTTAAGAACCGATACTAATAATATTGGTAATTACAAGTTAGGTGTTAACACTGTAGCAAGATCCGAGCATGAGGCATGGAAAACTGGATTTGTTGATCCACTTACTGAACCACGTGCAAACCTTGACGTTGTTGGTACTGCATTCATTAGTGGTAAGACAATCCCGAATTATCTTGACCACACTGTATATGCAAATAGAACAGAAACTGCTGAAAATAATGCACTTCTAGTTGGTGGTGATAGTGCATCTCCGGATAATGAAGCAACTTTCCGCGTTGCTACCAGCAATGGTGGTCGTGTTGGTATTAACGTAACTAATATTGAATTAGATAGATCGTTGGTTGTTGATGGTCTATCTAGATTTACTGATGATGCTCGTTTTGAGCATGATATTGAAGTTAATGGTGATGACGGTGCAACTGCTGAGATAAGAACTTCGCAGACAACAGGTACATTTAATCTAGTTACAGATTCTACATTTACTGGCACACTTAATATTGGTAACAAAGTAAGTGATCTGTATGTTCTTAATACTAGTACAGATAAGCAGAGAACTTATCTTGGAAATGCATCTACTGAAAGTTATATCTGGTTAGGAAATACTCCTGATACTAGTAGTAATATTTCTCAGATTATAGTTGGTGGTGCATATGATAATAACGAAACCTTATCATATACCCTAATTGGCAGTAAAGCATTCAAAACTGCTGGAGATTTCCAGTTAGGAACTAGAAGAGGTCTTACTGATACTGTTAAGTTGTCAACTACTGCAGGTATAGTTGAATTTTTCTCTGGTAACTCTGCTACAACTAAAATTGATTTTGCTACCAATGCTTCTGACATTACCATTGCTGGTCAAGGTGGAGATACAAGAATTAGAAATAATCTAATTGTTGATTCTACTGCTACGTTCAACTCTGATGTTACTTTGTGTGGTGGAGTTGCTTCTTACTCATTTGTAGCAAATAGAGGACAAATTGGTTCTACTGTAATTGGTCACACTAGTGGCATTCTAGGAAACAATTTGTTCAACTCTAATGTTGATATTATTAGTATTGCTAGGAAAAATACTGCTGATGCAGAATACAATGCTGTAGATACTTCCGGTAGCGGTACTTGGGGTGGTTCTGTATTCCAAAATGAAATCACTACGATTGGTGGAACACCAATTATTCAACCTCAGGTTCTACCTGCTCTATCTGGTAATCAGTATTACTTACCAATTAAGAATAAACCAGTTGATGCTGCAGATGCTCAGTATTTTAACGAAAATGATATTTTATTGATTGATACGCCTACAGTTGGAGCTAGGCATCCAGAATTTGTTAAAGTTGTCTCTCTACCAAGAATCAATACTGCTCCATTCTTCTTAGTAGTTGAGCGTTTACCATTTGGAACATTTACTTCTACTAGAAGTGATCATGGTGATACTACACCGATTTACAAGTGTAATGTTCAGTTTAATTCTACTTGGATTACTCAAAATATTGATAATTCTGGAAATGAAGACAATGTTTATCTTGCTCAATTTGGTGGAACTATTGCCCTTGAAGATTATGTAATTATTTCTCGTGATGACGGAACTCCATCTGGAGATGGTGTTGATGATGCAGGTGAAGTACTTAAAGTTAAGACATTAATCGATCAAGTTGCTAAGAAATTTAGAATTTCTGGTGATTGTGATTCTTCTGATGGAGATGTGTTTGTAGTTAATTCTGTAACTGGAGACACCACTATTAAGGGTGATGTTATTATTAATAATGGTTTAACTATCAATGGTGGATGTGATTCTCCAATACGTGGAACAATTACTGGATCTATCACTGGTACTTATAAGGATGTTGCATCAGAATTCATAACTGCAATTTCTGATGCTGATATTGCAAATATTGAAATTGGTGATTTAGTTAAATTTGATCCTGCCGAGAACTATACTAGATTTAGTATCTACCCAAGAACACGTATCAATGAGATTAGATATGCAACTGACAACAACACCATTGTATTAAATAGAAGATTAGAGGTTGATATAACATCTACTGTAAAGGTAATTGTTTATAAGAATGAAGAGTTTGTAATCACTAACAACAAAGGACAAACTGGTTTCTTCTATGATACTTGCAACTCTGAACTTGAAATTGGTAATCAGGCAAGGAGATTTGATATTAGTAGAGTATATCCAGATGATGAAACTCCCGCTACTACAGTATCTTCATATGAAAATATTACATCTGATGTTAGGGTATATTCTTATTGGGTAGATCCACTAACAACTAACGCAGGTGGTCCAACTAGCACTCTTAATGCATCTGCAGCAACTGGTGCTATTTCTGGATCTGTTTATTTAACAGTTGCAGAACTTGGAAATGATAATGGTCGATTTGCTATTGATGATTTAATTATTGTTGGTGAAACTTCTGATATTAGTCAGAATGGATTGGATGGCAATACATGGGAGATCATGAAAATTGCTGCTGTTGATGCACCAAGTAATACTTTAAGATGTTTGCCTGCTCAAGAGGGAACAAGTGCCAGAGCATTGGGCGATTACCCTGCTTCAACTACAAGTGTCATAAGAATTCTCAAGCATCCTGAGAGTTCTGGTTTATATGATATTGATCTAAGATCTCGTAGTGGAACTGGTAGTTTTGTATCAGCAATTATTAGTGACGGTCATATTGTACAACAGAAACTTGATTACTCCAACTGGGTACGTTTTGTTGATGTAAGAAACAATAGCAAAGATGAATGGTTCTTTGTTAATGGTGGATTGTTTGGTAAGTATCATTCACTAATAATGAATGATGCTATCCAGGTTGGAGATGTTCCATATAGAACTGGATCTCTAAAACTGAATGAGGATCTTAAATTACTTGGTGGTAGCATTCTTGTAAGTGATTCTGTTAATAAGACACCAATTCTGTATGTTAACAATGATGATGGTCATGCTGATCACCCTGGAAACATTGAATTTAATGCTGGTATTGTTGGTAGAGGAGACATTAAACTCTACTCTGCTTCTTGTCCAGAAAGTGACTCAATCGGCGCATGTGATCCAACATTCGCTGTTGATCTTGACGGTGATGTTTTAGCTGGACAGAGTTTAACCATTCGTGGTGCAGCATTAGAAATTCCACCTAAAGTACCAAAACTTGATCTTTTAAATCTAGGACCCAATGGTGCTAATACATTTACTGTAAACCAAGATCAATCAATTGATGCATTTGGACTTACAAACTTCTATACATCATCTGGTGGTAGACACGCTAGATATGTAGCGAGTGGATCTGATCCTTCTGCTAAGTTCTTAACTCCAAATGTTCAATATTTTGCAAATGTCGATCAAGGTGATGCATTAATTCTATATCTACCAGAGAATCCTCAATCTGGTGATACAGTTTCTGTCATTGAAGTTGGTGGAAATCTAACTTATGATACATCACTAATCATGAGAGCACAGGGAATCGGAACTAGGGTTCAGGGAGATTCTACTGGTACTACAATTGGTATTGGTGGAACTACACCTTATTCTGCTGGTGAATTGATTGTACAAACACCAAATGCTGGATTTACTCTTGTCTACCTTGGTGGCACAGATTCAAATGGAACAATTGTTTCTTCAGGAGTACAAGGTTGGTGGCTCAAGGAGGTTTAATAGATGGCAAGTTATAATCGAATTAAATCAACAAAAATAGCCCCAATTGGCACAATTATGCCATGGTGCGGGGGTTCTACATCAGGGCAAAATTTGGACAATGTTCCTCCTGGGTGGATTATTTGTAATGCAGCAGCAATACAATTAAATGCTGCAAGTTATCCTTTGCTTGCCAAGATAATTGGTAATACATATGGTCCTCCAGTGCCAGATACTAGTTATGAGATAGGAACTAATTGGGGACTAGTTAATGATTTTCCTTATAATCCACCTGCTGGTCAAATTGGACACAATCCAAATAAGCATGTAGATAATTTTGCTTTACCAAACTTAAATCAATTATCCTTAATTGATATTGAATCTAATAGAGGATCTGATAGCGAACCTGCAAATGATAGTGCTTTAACGGTTGGTGATTTGTCTGTTCTAACTACTACAGTTAGTAGAAATGGTAGTGAAGGAGATCTTCCAGACGTTTTGCAAGATGCTAATGTAGATATCACATTTACTCTTGAAGTATCTCAAAATCTTGCTGGTAGAATTACTGGTATTGTGCTGGAAGAACCAATTTATTTTGATACGGTTTACGTTTTGCCTAGGAAATTGGGCATTAATCACATACCACAACACACTCACAGACCAGCGTCTGATTCTGACTTTGATCAATTTTGGTCTGCTCAGCCAACGGGACAACATCTTTTAGAATTCCAACCAGGAAGAGGTGAAGAAGCATTGAATTCTGATGGTCAGATTACTGGTGTTACTGCTATTGGTCAAAGAGGTTCACCTTTCCCTCATTCTTTTAAAAGTAATCCAGAAGCTAGTGTTACTTGGTATAATCCTGATAATCCATCTGACATTATGGTTCCTGGTGATTCTAGAGTTGTTATCGATGCGTCAAAATCATTAATTCCAGATAACGTTGCGGCCGCAGGGACCAGATCGATTGAGGAAAGAAACGGTATTGAAGTTGCTTATACAGAAGATAATCGTGCTGTTGCTAATATTCAGCAACCTGCATACACTGGAACTTTTCCTCCTGCTGGTAAATATCAAGGTAAGAGAAATTATTATGCCTCTCCTGATATTCCATCTACTCATAGAGGATCTTCAATGCCAGCGGACTATATTGATGATGTTCCATATGAAGCGGGTGAGTCACAACCTATAAATACTGCAGTAACTAATACTTTCACTACTACTCTTAATCATCCATATGAAAGATGGGTAGAAACTGGATTTGACTCACATACCCATGAGTCAATGGAAATTATCATGACTAAAGGTAGTTTATCGACTCCAACCACTATATTGGTAAATGATATTGGCACGAGTTCTGCAATTCCTTTGAATGTAGATACTGCATTGAGTATTCAAATGGATATTAACACACCATCTTTGACAATAATGTACATTATTCGGGCATTCTAATGGCAGTATTTTACAACAAAGAAAAATCAAAGATGGGTTCTCTGACAGGGATGATTATATCATTCCCTGTTGAAATAACGTCAGATGATCCTTCTAGTTCTATTAACAAAGCATTAATACCAGCTGGTTATTTAAGGTGTGATGGTAGAATATTATTCGCTCCAGAATATCCTTTACTTGCAGAAGTTCTCGGTGTAGGCAATGAATGCAAATTTAGAAAAGAAAATCAAGCATTAGGATTAAATCAAATACAATTACCTGATTTAAGAAGTAAAAATATCAGAGCAACAACATCCTCAAATATTGGACAATATAATGATTTGTTTGTGACAACCGCTCAGGATGATGTGATCCCTAAAGCTGGTGTTGGTCTAGATGTTATTCAAAATATTGAAAGTCCGTATGAACTAACATATACAGGATCTTTTTATATCCCTCCCCAAACATTAGATTTGCGCGGCGAACCAGCATTTAGTGTTAGTACAGGTGCCTATACCGAATTTATTGATGTTCCGCATACTGGATTCCAACCACATATGCATAGAACTACAACAACACGTGCTAGACAGAGAGCAAGGGGAAATGCCGACTTTAGTGCATTTGCAGTCAATCATGCTAAATCTCCTAGTTCTTTAAATGTTTGTCAGTGGTGGGAAAATACGAGACAGGATTTATGCTATTGGAATATGAGTAGCATCTGGCTTAGTGGAAAGAAATCTGCTGGTAAATTCATCAATGAACCAACATCATATTGTGAACAATATGGTGGTTGTTTTAATGATGTTTGTTCTGGATTTATCGGTACTGATGGATTCTGCTTATGGCCAGATGATGGTTTATGTCCAGAAGTTGATAATAAAGATTGGTGTCAATCAAAGAATAAAGACAGTGCTCCAGAAGGTCCATCTGTATGTTCAAGCGGTACAGATTATGGAAACATTAATTATCCTCCTACATATACTCAATCATGTGAATGCACATTCGGTTTTTTTGGTGAATGTATAGGTGCTGCTGTTGGAAAGAGCAGAAACGAGAAAAATTCCGATCAATTGACAAACTGGACAGAAGATCAAGGTGTAAATCTTCCATGGACATCATACGATGATCAATACTATTTGACCGGAACACCTGGAGTTCAAAATATTACATCATTAACAGGTGAATTTGGTTATGATGGTACTCATAGACATAGAATGGATTTTAATGCAGATGATCCACATACATATCAATTGAAAACCAGAGCAGCTACTGCACAACCATCTGGTAGATTATCATCACGAATTACTATCAAAGTAAATACGTCAAGAAAGGCAGATAAATATATTCAGCCATATATCATCACGGAATATTTAATTAAAATCTGATGGCAATTTACAGATCTACGTTACCGAATTACTATTCCGACAAGGGAGGATCCTATGTAAGTGTAGGTGCTATTGTTCCGACTCTTGTTGGTATTAATACTGATCCAATTGAAAATACCAGTGCAAAAGACCCTGAATTTGACTATAGGGGATATTTGTATTGTGATGGTGCAGAATATAATATCAGTGACTATCCAAATTTATACCAAGTAATTGGTGATGAATATAACAAAACAACTGATGTCCAAAGGAATTCAATTGTATATACATATCATGGACAACCAGGATCTATCAACAGAACTTTTGTTGATAATGAGAATCTTTTTATTGAAGTATATGGTCGTAGTCAAAGAAAGGCAGATGGTACGCTATATTATGAACGAGTAATTCCAGATGGGGCAACAATTCAATTTCCTGAACTTGGTAGTTGGAATCCTGGAACCACCATTGAATCTGACGGAATATATCGTTTAAATTACACAGAGCAATTTCAATCTCTCGCTCAAGAAACTGATACTCATGTATACAGAATTCTTACTACTAATTTAGATACAAATCCTGGTGGAGGTGGTGGAGGAGAATCTCCTGGTGGAACTGTTACATGGCAAATTACATCTCCCAGTTTAATTAACGATGGTAGTACATATTTAAAATTACTCGCATCCCACGCCGGAACTGTTCCTGAATTTGACCCAGGGAATTTAATATATCCAACTGGATATCCAAATTATCCTGGAGCAAAAAATGATACAATAGCACTTAGTTGGGGACAAATGTCTGGTCTTCCAGAGGGAGCTGTTATTGATCAATATGAAATTTTTTTAGAAGATCTTTCTACAATGGGAGGATCGCGAGATAATCCAGATACAACTGAAACAGAAGTAGCATTTGTTCATTGGCATGTAAAAAATATTCCAGCAACTACTACTTTTATTGATGTGAATGGCACTTGGCCAAGTGGGGTTACTTTTGGTGATGTTGAGCAAAAATTTACTACTTGGGGATTAGATTCAGACTGGTACAATAATGGATATTCTGGTCCTCAACCACCTCAGGGTGAAGATCACCTTTATAGATTATATGTCAAAGCATATTTGACTGATGGTCAGTCATTGGTTGAATATATTGATTTTACTTTTGGTTTTGGAACATTTGTTTCTCAACTTTTTGTAAAAACACCATGGCTTGAACGTAATTTAGATGTTATTGGTGGAGGTTCTGGCGTGCCAGGTGGTGGCGGTGCTGGCGCTACAAATTTAGCAGCTGATTGGACTGCATTTAATGCTCAGGATATTAATGCAAATCCAGTAACAGGACACCCAACAGTTAGAATTAGAAAAGGATTTCAATTAAAGGACTATCCATATATCTTGGGTAAATTCAGAGTGCCTGATTATAGGGATAGAAAACTAATTGGATTTGGTGAAGGTGTTGAGGGGTCAGGAACTCCACTGGTTGAAAGTAGAATCACTATGAATATGGGTGATACTGGTGGTAGATGGTATATCTCAAGAGAAACTATCAATACGCCACAAGAATTTTTTGAAATTAGTGATGTGCTTACTACTGGTTATAGTAATGTAACCACACAAATCGAACCATATTTGATTGGTTCGAAAAAATACATTGTTGGACCAATCCAAGATTATATTTACCCAAAACCTCCAGTACACCAACACCAAATATTGCATAGTACACCAGATCCGAGTACGTTTGCTACTACTGGTGGTGTTGATAATTATTCAACCGTATACATTCAACAAAGAGGATCAGTAGTTTCATTTGTTCCAGACGGAGAAGAAGCATTAGGTCACTCGCATGGTTTATTTGGAACTAGACCAAGTAATTCTAGAATTTCAACATATGGCAATACCGATGGCATAGGTTCTAATACAACAGATTCTTTGGGTTGTCCACAATATAGTATTACAGAAGCACCAGCTATAAACATTTCTAGTTGGACGGGAAATGGAACTGTAATAACAATTGGTGCAACATCTGATCATGGACTTTCTAAAGGTGATACTGTTGTTGTACAAGGAACAGGAAACGCTTCTGTTGATGGTACATATGAAGTTCTAGAAGATGGACTTACTGCTACATCAATAAACATTACCAACACTACTAGTGGCGGTGGTGCAGATGGACAAATAAGAGAAGCTGCTGGTTTTTTCGAGGAGCAAAAATATACTCCAGAACCAAGAGTATATGTAGTTGATAATGTTACTACTATTGGTGGAAAAGTTGTTCCTGGAGTTAACGTTGGTGTTGGTGAACTTCGTCTTGAGGGAAAATATGGTCCTGGATCACATACAATACCAGCTCTAGCTAGAACATCTTCTTTTGATATGCAGATTAGAGCTGGTGGTGGTGGTGGCGGTGGGTCATCAGGTAATGGTGTTGTTGGAGGAAGCACAAGTGTTTCTTTTCTTGTTGATGGTGTCTCTTATACCGTCACTGCTAATGGAGGAGCAGGTGGTAGATCTGGAAATGGTGGTGGCAATGGGGGAACACGTGGTACTACTGTAATTCCTGGAGCTCTTTTAAATGATGACAGATTTAGCATAAATGAATACTTAGGAAGTAATGGTTCCAATGCTTCTTCTGGTGGTGATGGCGGAAGTGCTGGAACACTTGGATCAGAAGGTGGCGATGGTGGTTTTGACACTACTACAATTGAAAATAATACTTCCAAAACTTTTACTTCTAGCGGTACTTTTAAACCAGGAGATTATATACCAGATGAGACTGCCGTTGAAAAGGTTGTCATTGCTCTTTCCGGCGGTGCTGGTGGTGATGGTAACAGCAATGCTAACTCTGGATGTAGTGCTGGTAGAAGAGGAGGATATGGTGGCAATGGTGCAATTGTTCAGGGAACATATACTGGATCTACCACTTTTTCACATAAAATTGGAACAAAAGGCGGTAACGGATTTAACAACATTGGTCCATTTCCTAAAATTGCAGAAGCAACCAATTACTCTGTAGGCACTGGTGAAGTTAGTGGAGGAACTGGAGGTCGTGGCGCTCGCGGTAACGGAGCGACAGGTGGCGCTGGTGGTGGTGGATCATCAGTTAGAACTGGAGTTGGTATTATTATGGGTGCTGGCGGCGGTGGCGGCGGTGGCGGATCAGGTGGTGGATGGAATGGTGGCACCGCACCAGCAGACCCATGTTGGACTGGTGGAAGTGGTGTAGGTTATAATCAACTTGGAGGAATTAAATCCATATCTTCAGTAGGTACAGATCAAGGAGACGATGGAGAAACTTCTGGTTGTACCGCTGGAGGCGGTGGTGGTGGTGGAGGTGGTTTTGGACCATCTGGCGGCGGTGGCGGCGGCAAGGGCGGTGATGCTGGCGCTGGTCATGCTCTCACTGGATCTGGTGATGGTGGATATAGAGGTAGATCTGCAGTTAACTCAAACCACATAACTAGTCCAGTTGAGACAAGTGGATCTGGTGGAAATGGTTACGTCACATACAAAGTTTATTATAAGGGAGAAATAGAAAATGACCCAGGTGGTGGTGGCGGTGCTGGCGCTGGAATTGGTTTAAGTTTTGCTGTCAATGATTATATTAATGAAGATATCTCAACCCAATTAGTTATTAGTGTTGGTGGTGGTGGTGCTGGTGGTGCTGGAAACGGTATGGCTGGTGCTGCCGGTGAAGTCAGTGTAGAAGCATATGAAATTATAGCAACAGAGGTTGGGGAAGCTGATCTTACAAGTCCTAAAGGTAGATATTATGAAGTTCCTGGAATGCCTACTAACACTCCAGATTTCCCAGATACATTTTCAACTGGTAATATCTGGCATTCAGCGAGTCCTGGTGTAAATATTAAATCTCCAACGGGATCTAATTTCCCAGCAGCAACAACACTCTCTGATAGCAAAGCACAGAGATTTGTTGAATTTAAGGGTGCAGGGCATCGTTGGTTGCAAATAGGTCCACTTAATCTCACTTTTGTGGAAAAGTTGATATTTACAGTCATCAAAGGTAATGGATCTAATGGTGGCGATCTCCCAGAGGAAGATTTTCAGTTGTGGCTTAAAACTTCTTTAGATTCTCCTGGTGAAACTCAACTTGAGCGTATTGCTCCTGGCGGTGTTGGTGGTTCGGCAGGATATGAAAACTATATTCTTGAATTAGATGATGAGAATGATGCTCGT